GTACAACACTGACGCTTAAACAGTCACCCGGCCCCAAGTCGATTACTTCTCGAGGTATGGGTATACAGACGGCTTATAACATAGCGAATATTAAAACAAATCGCGATATAACACCTGCCACTTTTGGTAACTATGATAAGAGTTATGAAATTGTCATGACAAACGGCCGCAGTATTAATAACGGATATCTATCAGAAAGTGGAAGTATTGTCATCGCGCCCATAACTGCCGGCTATATATACGGAATGGTGGATTTCGCTGCTCCCGTAAGAGGCAGAACCGAGCACGTAATTGCTAATCAGTTCTCTGCCCCTGGTGGCCCAGAGACACAAGGCGTATACGGCAGGGATAAAGAATCTGGCGAGTACTCGATTTATAATACATTAAACTATCGCAATCTTTCAGTAAGAGATCCACTGAATCTCCTATCAACGGAAAGATCAGAACAGTTTGGCTATAGATCAGGTTCAGCCACGCAAGCATCTATTCACATGACCAATAGAAACTACTTCCACTCTACCGGAGCCCTGGGCGAGACTTCAAAGCCAGATAACCGGTTTGTGCAGCATGCTATACCACAAAATGATTTTGGATATTCTTGGATAACGGCCAGCGCGACGAATACAAAGTTTGATTTTGTTGAGGCCAACGACAGCTTTGGGCACCAGCACCTGTTTACTACTTCAAGTGCAAAGTCAATACAGTTTTTGACTCAGGGTCAGGAAACGATAATAGACGGTGATCACGGTGATGAAGTTTACTTCTTTAGCGTATCGAATTTTGGCACCCAAGTAAAGGAGACGGTCGATTTCTTGGGTCTCAACTCCGTTTTACTAGAAGATCTAAACGAAAGAACCAACACCTTCGGCAATTCTAGTTATGTGTTCCCTCGCGCCGAGGTCGAGAGCACGAGTAATGCTTCTTATATACGCGCCGCGGCGTCCTTTATCAACCCGTTCAGGCTGATCAACGCTCCTAACGAATTCAGCAGCATCGGCCGCGTCGGGGGAAATCAGTCCGACGGAGCAATTCTTCTCAACACCATTATTCTCAATCGCCACGGGCCCTATGGTTGGCCGTCATGGAAGCAATTAAGGGGCGGAGAACACCCAATAATGAGAGCCCACAGAAAAACAAATACTTTTTCTAGGGTCTTTTTGGGAGATCCAACAATTGGGACTGGCTCCATAGTGCCCGCTAGAAATACCCCTTCAATGAATCTCGGAGCCCAAATGTCCTCAGAGATCTCGAACGCATATGCGCGCACGAACCACTTGATAGCGGAAGGGAATACGCTGCAGACTAAGAGCAGGATGGTAAAAAATTATACAGATGTGCCAGTTACAGCTAGATTTTCTGGAGCAAGATGTATAACACACCCTCAGCCTCTTGGCGCCTCACGCCGAGCGCTCGAGCAGTCCATGGTCAATATGTATGACCCACGTCACCCACAACACTTTGTTTCATCAACTCCCGGCCGCCTAAACGGTGGTGCCTTAGATCAGCAACTGAGAGAATCTAATTGGAAATATGATAGACACTATTATGAAGGCCTTCAGCTTGGGTCTCTCTTAGCTACAGAGGCAATGGTTACAACCTATCAGAATAATCTAACCAGTTTTGCAAACATGCAAATTCTTAAAGATACGATGTCTAGTGAAAACTCTGAATCTCAATATCTTGATTTTCTTGGTAATTATTTAGAGTTGAATGAAGGTGGCAATAACAGATTAATCGAGCTAAACTATATTGAGAAAATTTACCCAAGAGAGATTAACACGTTTACAAAGAATGCAAGAGGAAGAGTCAATTTTGATTATTTCCCATGGAAGTCGACTAGAGCAGCAAGAAATTTATTGTTGACAGGCAATATAAATCACCAAACCAGCTCAGTACTGCTAAGTTTGCCAACAGTTAAGGCATTCTCAAAGTACACTAGTCTCAATCAGGATGATTATAAGAAGTCATTATTTGGAGACTATGATGTTTTAGACATGTCAACTGCTACAACTAGCAGCTTAAACCTGCAGATTGGTAGTTACATAAGCTCATCCACCTGGCCACTAGATTCTAGAAAGGACTTCAGCGCTTTACCAGTTGATATAGGAAGATCTTATTTCACTTTGGGGAAGAGCTTTTTAACTAGCAGCATAGGTGCCCAGGGAACTAGAGCTGAAGGTGTATTACAAAATGATTTTAGTACCTTTCCACTTGGTTATAACGGTTTGTATGGAACCCCTCCGTTTTCGACCGTTTACAACAGACGCATACCACAAGAGTATTCTACTAGCTCATATTTAGCTGGAGAAGCAAAGTGGTCCGCAGCAGACACTACTCGCGGCCCATTCTATGATTCCTACACTGACTACTCAGAAGAAATAAGGCTTGTAGGCCAAGATCACTCTATTGTGCCAGAATTTAGAATGAGCGAATATGTAGAGCAGGTATTATCGGAAGAAAGACGATATCCGGACATTGGAGATGACTTTTTGTCTCTTACTGGGGCAGCTTACCCTAATTCATCCGGAGATGTGAATATCGGAGGAAACTTCTTTAAAACTTATTCAAACAGCGATTTCTTGAAATACTTTTCAACATATGATGAAGAGATTGTCGGCGCGGAAGGAGACAAGAATAATAAAATTGCCCACGCAAGAATTAACTTTAAGTGCAAAGCAGCGATGAAATTCCTGCCCTACAAAGGATTTTATCCAGCAGAAAGGGCATTGGAACTAACTACGCTGTTTCAGAAGCATTATCTTAATTCACAAGTTATTGATGCAGCAGAGATAGCTGACCCACCTGCAGGTATTAGTGCAGAAGACGCAAAAAGGTATGCAACTTTACGCGCCAACGCATCGAGATATCAAGCCTCTAAGCCTTTGTTTGGCCCTGGCATATTGTTCAACTCAATTAAAGCCGGCACTGCAGTCGATTACCCTGTTTTTTATGGAGACTTCTCAAGTGTATACGCGAACATGGCTACTGGAAGCGCAATCCAGAGTTTCACGGCGCTCTCTATGTCAGCCACTACTGCTTTTACTGGTTCATTAATTAATTCCACTACTGATGGTGGTATACCCCGAATTAAAAGTCATACAACTAAGAGAATCCAGTTTGAGGATTTGATGAGCCCTGTAAACTTATTTCAGGAAGATATTTATGATAACGAACCACACCCAAGCGCAAGTCTGATCTATGGTACAGATCACTGGCACAGAATCATAGAGAGGCCTTCATTTTTCGGCTTTTTTGAACCTAAAGATGCCCGAAAGCGCTTAGGCCTGAATTTGGGGAATACAAAAGAGAAATTTTCCAAACAACTAGCACCATATACCATGGCAATACAAAATTTTGCAGCGGAGACTGTCAACTTCTTTATTGATGATGGCCACTTGACAACAGCAATATCAAAGCCAATAAAAGAGAATTTCACGTCCGGGTCGTCATATAAGATGAGAGCAAGAATAACGAATGTGGATACGACAATGTATGATAGACATTCTGCCTTCGGCCCACCAGTAGACGACGGAGGAGACGGAGTTGATTTGACAGTATACACACAATCCGTACCCAGCGCATATGCAAATATGGAAATCTCTTTCAATGACCATTCCGGCTCTGGAGGTGGAACACAAAAATACGATATTGCGGGTCAGAGCAACCAAAGTTATTTACCGTTTTTTAGCTTTAGAGATGAGGAATTTGAAAGCTTAGACGTGTATCTATATGATTCCACTAGTTATTCTCCACCTGGTGGCCACGACGCCAGCTTTTCAGGAGGAGATCTCTTGATATACCAGGGAAGCGCCACTGACACAGCTTTAATAGATGTAAAGACATCCAAGGGTCTAGGTGCGACAGTAGCAAACCTTGTGGCGCTGGCACTGACAAGCAGTGTAACAGGACTAGATTTTACAGCCAATTCAGCCGGCGCTGTACTATCTGTTTCTTCTTCTTATCTGGGTGCACCCGCGAATGGACTTCTTTTCTACGAGAAACCATGGTTTAAAGATGTTAACGACGGTGAGGTAACACTTAGCACTAATATTTATGCAGAAACAAACCCTGCCTTCGCATGGGAGGTTGCCCCGTCGATTTGGACTACTTCAAGCGTCAATTCAAAGACAGAACATGGATTTATGCCTTACGTTCCACCATTTTTAGATCCTAACGCAGACCCCTACGTGGAAATTACATTTACACCAGCAGAAACAAAGGAATACGGTGCAAAGGATATTATAGAAAGCAGCACTTTTGAATACTTTAACTTTAATGAGGTGCCTTCAAACTCTGCCACTAACACAAACTATAAGCACGCGATGTCACTTTCTGCTTCCTTGAACTTGGGACTGTGCGTTAGTTTGAGAACAGATAATATAGAAGCGATTGCAGATGCCGGCCAACCCGGGAAAGATGCAAATCGATTTCGCGTTGACCCGAATCAAAAACTTTCAAGATGGGTTATTCAGACGAAGTGGGAAACCCCCGTATTAGACTTTACCCATGTTAGCGCTTCTGCTCTCGATCTAGCTGGCAGCTCTGTAACTGTCGTGAGTGGTTCTCCATGGAAGAACAAGTATTGGGACTCTTATTACGAACGCGGCCTTGCACGCCCGAATGTGACGGCCGGAAACTTTCTGACATCATCCATGGGAATGTGGCATCAAAAGGGGGAGATGTTGAAAGCTACTTCTCCTAAGGGCTACTTTTTGAAGATAGAAGATGTGCCAAACCCAGTATCCAAGCTTCCCGGTCTTGCTGAGAAGCTCGGCTTTAATACCGCTGACAGAGAATACTCAAAGGTCTCCGGCCTGAACGAGCCAAAGACTTACCGCCGACGCATCGGCCCTGTTGAAAATCGCAAACTGGTAAAGGAAGCGATAGTGGCAATCCCCTATGTAATCAGAGAAGACGATGGCAATAAGGTAGAATTTATTAAATTCCACACGGGACATTACGACGATGCCCGAACGAATGTTGAAACACTTAAAAAAGAGCTTGAATCAAAACCGCTTACTGATGAAATAACAACTATTCGTCAGTATAGAGAATTCCTTAAAAATATGGATATTAGAACTAAGACACTTAAAAGTGACTCGCCCATTAATGCAATAGAATATCAGCTTTTTATGATGGACGAATATATCTTGCCGCCTCAACTAGACTTTCTAAGAAACGATGTAAAAATGACAAGTCCAAATCCATTTATGATGTATTTCTTTCAGTTTCATGCGTCTTTTAACCAGGAAGATCTTTCAAATATATGGCAAAACTTATATCCCACAACGGCAGACTCCACAGCTAATCCAAGATATTCGTATACTAATGATGAACAACTCAGTCGACTTCGTCCGCACAACGACACCTCTTACGTCAGTCATTATTTGGAGACTGTCGATTTCAATGGATCAAACTTGTCTCCAGCCGCAGACCCTCGTGCAACATTTTCACCGAAAGATAAAAATAACAAAACGCGTTGGTTGGTATTCAAGGTGAAACAAAGGGGCAAGACTAGCCTGGAAGAAATAAGAAAACTCTCTATTGACCCTAGGTCCTCAAATATTGAAAAGATGGAGTATGTAAAAGATAGTAAGTCATCTCTTGGAGAACTAGCGCTTCCCGAAGGTCTTCCAGGCAGGCTAGAAGACGGAACGACCTCCCTGCAGTACAACTGGCCCTACGATTACTTTTCATTCGTTGAACTAATTAAACTAGAGACTAAGATTGATAGTTATAACTATGATTCTGCAGCCCTCCCAGCGGTGGATAACTTCCCAGATGTCTCGACGCGCCGGACGAAGGATTAATATAAGATGGCTTTTTTCGACAAAAAACAAGACGTTATAGATATAAAGCTTACACAGTTTGGAAAAAACTTGTTAGCAAGAGGCCATTTTCGGCCAGTCTATTATCAATTTTTCGACGACGGTATCTTATATAACTCTGAAGCTGCAGATATAACTGAGAAGCAGAATGAATCAGAAGATAGAATAACTGAAACTCAGAGGATGAGAACGCAACATATAGTGACTCCAGTCTATAAGCGTTTCGACCAGAACGAAAATTTAATAAATTCAGGTTCTTTAAAACCCTTTATGGAAATCAAAAGAAGGCAAGATCCAATCATCGCAGACAAGATTTTGAAGTATCCTTTACAGGATTCTATGGTTAATTCCCCTTCCGCGCCGGCTTTCAATGTAAACATCTTAGATTCAGGCATCAGCAGCTCTGTCGACACCGTCGCAACCAGTGGAATTTCCTTGGCAATACCGCAGTTAAACATATCATCCTCTTATGAACTTTTCGAAGATAGAATAAGGGAAATAGAAATCCCAGAAGAATTGGTCGAATATCAGAATTATATGGACCTACTATCTAACGAAGTTGAGTTTTTGGACAAATCTTTAATAAAAATAAAAGAAGAAAATATAGTCATAGACATCGAGGAACTTCATATTGACAATCTTTTAGAGAACTTTGAGCTTGAGATATTTGAAATCGACGAAGATGGAAAATTAATAAGATTAGAATCGGAAGAAGAAGTTAAGAAATATTTTGAAATACAGATTGATGAAGAAATTGAAGAGCGCGCCCCAAGCGATGCAAGATCTGACCGTTTCCGCAGGGACAGGGAATAATTTAAAATGCCAGCACACCACAATCCGATAGGAATGTCAGAATTACTTCCTAAGATTGCAATCAGAAGGATTGTTATCTCCGGAGAAAAGGCGACGCTTACCTGTGTTCTTCGCAGACCTAGAGAAGTAAACTATGACAATTGGCTAGGGTCTGCAGAATTTAATTCTTATATTAAGTATTATTTTATTGCTGCACCGGGGTTAGCACCTAGTCAGATTTCTAAATTCTATTACCCAAGCCAGAGAGTAGGTCACCTTATGCTTTCCCCAGAGCGCCCCATGGAAAATTGGGAAGACTCCTTGGGGCCAGCATCACCTGACCTTAACGGAGAAATAGAGAACCCATATAACCTCAAAGGTCACACTGCTTTGACTTTAGACGAGATTTTGCAAGGTCAATATTTCGCTCAAGACCCGCTCACGGCGACGGAAACTCAAGAAGTTATTCCGGAAGATGACCAAAGCGGCTCAAATACGCCATTTCAGGTTTCTATTAACTTAATTAACGACCCTTTCTCGTCTCGGGCCCGCAGACCCGAATTAAATATACTGGCATTCGCCCAATTAGATCTAAAAAAGATAAAAGAAGATTTTGGATTAAGTGTTCTTAGGCCCCTAGCTGAGATTGGAAGTGAATTACTTTATGAGAAATGTTTAGTATCTTCACCGGATGCCCAGAATAATAGAATGATTGTACCAGAGACGAGAAAGATATTCTTTACGCCCGATGGCGACCCCTATGACGGGCCATCTCATTACCATAGTAGCCTTCGACCCGGGCCCAACAATTATGTGGGATGGATGACTGGCCCAGCAGAAGGAGACATGTCCGAGCGCCAAGAACTAACATCGAGGGTTATTCCAAATAACAAAATTGTCTCAAGACTTTTTATTGAAGAAGCATTGAATTTTCTTGGAGAACCCGTAACTGATACAAACACTTTCTCTGGTTACGTCGGCCCTGGTGAAATAATCGCCACACCAACTGGGAATTTATCTTTTGGAGATGACATACTCCAGACTTTAAAAGCGCAATCCGGACTTATGACATCAATTGGTTCGGCAGAAAACAATACATATCACGAAGAGCTGAAAAAACTAACAATTAAAAGCATTAAAAAAGGAAATGTTAATGTGTCCGACGCGAGAATTCATCCAAATGATTTATCGTGGATTCAAATTAATAATGGCGCCCGTTCATATCACGGTAATATCTTTCTGATAAAAGTCGGTGATATCTTATCAAACAACTCGAGCTTCGGCCATATTCTGGATTTGCATGAGGGCCAAGACTTTCTGGGTTCCTGGAGCCAGGCCATATATGCCGATATAATATCCAAATCGAAGCTGCAGCAACTTTCGGTTTTCAGAAGGAGAATCACTAGTGGAAGCGTAGGGAATAATTCGGTTTCTACTCCAGAGCCTGAAATTTATGACACCGACGTACCAGAGAAATATATTATTAACACTACTTCATCAAGAGTGGAGAACTCAACATCCTTTCTCCAAACCAAAACTAATTCCCTTGCACAGATACGAGAAAATTACTCAACGCCCAGTCCAAACAAGACTATAATTCTCAACGACTATGATTTATTTGAAAATGTTAGTTATGGCTGGTATGAGTACGTTTTAGACATCACCCTCGAAGACGGCATAAAAAAGTACATGGTTGAAAAGCAATCTGAGTTTGCTAGCGCTCTCAAGGTCTATTCAGAACATGTAACAGAAGCCAGAAGGCCTTACCTTGATCACAGGCAATCAAACTACTATAACGGAAACCAATTCGCAGATGGTTTATCAGATCAGAGAGCAAGAGAGGTGAACAACACAACTGGAAACTATAATTTTTCGATTGACGATTTTACACCGTCTTTCAAAGCGCTTTCAACTCAATCCCGGTATAGGACCGACAATATTGTAGAAGCCTATATTTCTGTTTATTATTTGTTAACTGCAAATTCTGGGTTTAGTTACACTTCTAAATCTGCTCTTAAAACTAGTCTGCTAGCGGAAAACACAACTTTACAAAGTTTAGAATATTTTCTAGATTTGTGCTTAAAGTTGAAAACAAGATTAGATTCAATCATAGACCAATCCGGAAAAGCACTAGGAGAGATCACAAATCTTGGGCCCTTTCAAAAGAATGTGAATAAGGGCCTGCAATTCCCGGATAAACTCATAAGACTGCGCGGCGTTGCGAATATAAGATCAGAAGCAGTAAGAGGAATAAGCGTGTTTACAACTCCAGAAACTACTGAAGCCAATAATGTTGCAGCTGCAGGCCCGGGCTCATTCTTCGCCCTGACATCGGATAAGAGTATTAAATCAAATCCTTCCGTAAAAATACCAAACCTCGCAGGTACTGGAGAATTCTCTGAAGCAACTGCTAAGATATTTGAGATGGAAATAATAGCCACTCCAGGGGCAGCAACCACATCAGAAGAGCTATCAAAACTTTCATCTAAGGTGATGGCAGCTGTAGAGAGGAGCAAAGTAGCAGAAATAGTTTCAGAAAATAAAGAGAATGGTATTGATAATGAGTTGGTAGAGTTTGATGAGTTGTTAGCTCAGTATGGTAATACTACATTTAAATCTTTAGTCTCAGAAGCAGTAGGCACAAGCGCCGCGGCCACAGAAAATAAAACACCAGAAAAAGTAAAGTATATATCTGAAGATCTTCAGTCTTCAATTTATAGTTCTATAATTTCTTCCGACAATCAAAAACACTTCGAGGAAGAGACAGAAAAACAATACAAAGATTTATTCTTTAGAAAGGAAGCATTAGGTGACCTTTACGGTAAAGTAAAAACTCTCTTGGCGACTCACAAAAATATAACTAAAGCAAAGAGTGCGACTTCCTATAGAGAAAAGATAACAGGAGATGCAAGCACTGGGAGAACAAGAGACCAAAAAAATAAGAATTTCCAAGAAGCTGAAAGCTCTATAAAAGATAAGATATTTAACCCGTATACAATTGACCCAGTAGAAGGTTTGGTTCCCGCGCAAACTGGTGGCACAACTGGCATAGTTATCTATAAGAAAGATAGCGATTCATTGTCTGGGGTAGTGTTAGCGAACAATGTAAAGTTTCTTAAAGTGGAAGCGGAAGTGGAACAGGCCACCACTAGCCAGTCTAGAAGACCTCCGACTAAAGGAGGAAAATCTTACTAGTTTATCTATTTATTTTAAACTAGCGGATAAATAATATTATGCCAATACAGAATCCATGTGAAGAGGAAGCCACTCCCCCTGCCCCACGACGTCGCCGGCGAGGCCGCCGCTCGAGAACAGCAGAGGAAACTAGCTCCCGTCCAGAAATTACTCCGAATCCGGAAGAGCCGTTTGCAGAGGCAGCACCGCAGGTTTCTCTGCCTCAGACGTCAGAAGAAACCTCGCCCCTGACACCCCAACCAGAAATACAGTATGTTTCAGCGACGAGAGACTTAACAACAATTGATGAGAATAGTTTTTATCAGTTGGCTATTTCACAACAGCTAACCGAAAGAAAGCTAATTGGCTCGTCAATATGGCTTTCTCAAAAAACAAATGAGGAGGTTGTAAGACAAGCAGATCGCTTCCGTCTTGCGATTCTAAATTTTTGGAGTTTTGATGGCGATTCAGAAATCATGGTTCACCGACTAATTGATGACCCCAGAACAGGGCCTGTACACCGGTCCTTTGCAGGTGGCGATAATTCCTTCTTTCCCCAGTATGTGGCGATATCTTTTCACCCATTTCCCCCTCGCGGCCGGAACGATCTCGGTGGCCAATACCTTAAGCACACCTTTGGCACTCCCACTCCAGATTATCCTTATTCAACGATAGAGAATTTTCCATTTATTTTTAATAAAGACCGGTTTCTTCGAACCCAGGCAGATATGCAAGCAAATACAAAGGCTTCCCATCTCATGGACATTTATTTAAAGGGCCGCGAGTCATCCGAATGGTCAACAGGCCCCCGGGGCACTTGGTGGCCATTCAATCCAGAAAAAAGGAATTTTTATAAAGGCGGGAACATAGATTTTGGAAAGCAGTTTCAAGACTATGTCTTTGATGCGCCCGCTGCCTTTTTTGAAAGCGAGATGAATAATGTATTGATGTCTCCATCTGACAGTGCAGATATCAAAGTCAAAGCAGAAAATCACGAACTACATGCAGACATCGAGACAGAATTGCAAGTGCCCAATGTATACCAGTATTATCAAGCTAAACAAATAACTCGTCTTATCGACGATAGCCAATTACTGGTTGAAAACTTACCACCCTTTGAGGTGGCATATAACCAGATGCTGATTTCAAATTATGAAGAAATTGAGAATGATCTTGATTTCGAAACAGAGTCAGTTTTAAAATTCCCAAGTAATAAAGTCGAAACTTTGGAGGAAATAAACGAAGCTCTGAGAGGTAGCTTGACTAACTATGTGGAAATAGGAATAAACACGACACAGGCCGGCTATATTAATTCACTACTTCAGAGAAATAGGATGGATACAATAGTCATGGAATTCCTGACGGATGATATTACATACAACCATTCTCGAGAAATAGAACGAAAGCTTTTCACAAAAGTGCTGGATGATCAATTCATCTCAACAGATGGAGAACAAAACGTTAACAATACGGTTAACGATAAAGCAATACAAAATATAGAGGAAGACGTTTTTGTTGGGTTTGACCAACAAATATCTGCCGTTCCTGCAAACACTGGCCGCAACACTGCAGGATATTTTTGGCCAAGGGAACTTATGGAGTACCCACTTTATTATACAGGTTGGGCCAACCAGGAAATGGCGAAGTTAGAAGAAGCAATAAGAAGTCAAATATTTATAAACCAAATGGATCAACATATTGAGGAAGCAAAACTAGAAAGATCTTTCGCAGATATTTTATATGGAAGAAAAGCTTATTCTGAAGTCATTGGCTACAAAGTTGAGAAGTACAGGATAAACAAAGAAGAAGATGGAACAGAAACAGAAGAAAAGATTCAAGAATTTTTATTGATGGACAATGACAACATTTCGAGAATAAATCTGTTAGACACCCAAATCTTACCAGGCAGAAAATATATATATAAGATTTTTACTATAAACTTTGTTATAGGCACAAAATATGAATACGTCGAGAATATGACGCAATATTCTTGGGCTCCAGGAGGATCCGTAGACAATGTTCAGAATTATCATCATTCAACAGCAACCTTTAATATAGGGGTTCGCTCTGGCCGTTCAATATCTTTAATTTATGCACCCTTTTTTGAGAAAACAGTAGCGATATCTGATAAGCCGCCACTATCTCCACAGGTTTCTTTCTTGCCTCATCATGGAATCGATAATAAACATTCAGTGTTATTGGAAGCGAATTACGGAGAGATAGAAGAAATACCAGTAGCTATATATCCAGAAGACGAAGGCTTGGTAGAAGAATCTTCACGCGCCCAAAACAAGCGCCCTGGATCTAAAATATTATATAAGTCAGATTCTTTGCCAACTGAATTCGAGATGATAAGGATTGAAAACCAGCCAGAGAGTTATCGCGACTTTTCACATGATATGGCGGTAAGAAGACGAGTACCAGCCACTGGGAAGACAGGTTTTTTTATTGTCGACTTGGAGCCAAATAAGTATTATTATTATATATTTAGGGCTTATGATAAGGGAGGGTTATCTAACCCGACAGAGGTTTTCAGGGTTCGTATAGTAAGTTATCAAAACGGCATTTTTATGGAAATGGAACCATATGAGATGTATGTTAAGCCTAAAGATTTTAAACTTTCATTTGAGAGAATGTTAAAGATACGCCCAAGTGTTGACCAACGAATCATTAATTTTGATCAAGTATTTGAAGAAATAGAAGTAGAACCCCAAGAAGATGAATCTTCGCTCAGCCGACTTCGAAAAGAACTTGGCCTCAAGGGCCCTGCTGACACGAAGAGTTTTCAAAATACTGCGCCAACTAAAGAAAAAGTATCGATAGGAAACGTTAGGCAAGAAGACAAAGTGTGGGATAAAAACTTTAAAATTCGAATAAAATCAAAAACAACTGGCAAAAAGATAGATTTAAATGTCACCTTTAGCAACAAGAAGACTACCATTGCAGCTGAAGAGTAAACAAGAAATATAAAAGGATTATTTAAAATAAAATACTATTTATTAGTGATTTTTAATATAAAAAGGGAGTGTTTTAATGGCTTTTTTAGACAATTCTGGCGACATCATATTAGACGCAGTACTAACTGACGCCGGCCGCCAACGCATGGCGAGAGGAAATTTTAAAATTACAAAGTTTGCGTTAGGTGACGAAGAGGTTAATTATGGTGTCTTTAACGGCGCCCACCCTAGCGGCTCGGCTTTTTATGATCTTGAAATTATGCAGACCCCAGTACTGGAAGCTTTCACCAATAACACCTCACTTATGAAGAGCAAACTAGTCACCATGACAAGGAATAACATTCTTTGGCTCCCCACATTTAAATTAAATAATAATGAACAGAACAAAACACAAGTTGATAATGACGAGTTTAAAGGAGGATATGTGCTGTTGGCGGACACTCAGACTGAGCAAAACGGCGGCTCACAGCCTTTGAACGTATTTTTACAGGGAATTCTCAGGGGAGAAGGTACGAGTTTTATTACCGACAAGACAACCCACATTGCAGTCGATCAGGGAATTGACAGTACAGAATCAGGACTTTCTTTTAAATCTTCTTTATCGGACGACTTAGTGGAGACAGCTTTTCTAATCAGAGCTGACCACCGCCTGATTCAAATCCATCAATTAGCGGGGAACAGCATAGCATCTGGCGTCCCAGCGGTCTCTTCCCCCTTGGTTAACCAGTTCGTCGATGATGACGGCGTCGCTTCCTACTACGTTTCGATCGGCGACGGCACCTCCTGTGTTGAAGGTAAGCCGGGCACCGGCGCAAAAATTATCGATGCAAGAGCGCAGATACGGCCGTCCATAATTGGTAATTCGGATCCCCTCACTTTCGCGGAAACTTTTGAAGCTTTCGAAGGGCCCTTAGGCTCTATATTAAGAATTTACCCGCGGACGTCAATGCATGTGAGACAATCGACTGCATTGTTTAACGAAATAGGAACAACTATCACATCCGGCAAAGACATCGTCATCAAGGGCGATTACACATTAAGTACTTATAAATATATTGACACATTAATCAACGTTGTTGGTGTCACAACAGGGTACTCTATCGACATCCCAATAAGAATAGTAAAGAGAACTTCATAGTTTAGGAGAGAACAATGGCCAATACATTTTTTAAGAGTTTTGCAGAGTCTGATAGAACCAGCTCTCGAACGTTGCTTCACGAGGCAATTCCAATTACAGGCACTTTAGTATCAGGCACTTATAGCGCCAACTCAAATATTAAAACTTTTTCACACGGCATGTTTCAGTCAGTGTATGACTATCCTTACGCAAGCTCATCGGCAAATCACATTTTTGATGTGACTTATGGCTATCATGCTTCTTCTTCTTTCTTTGGGGCATCTAACACACAACACTCCAAGAAGAGTAATATTTATTCTCAAATGGCCCAGGTTCTTTCTGGATTTGACACTGACAGTAAAATCCGAAGATTTGACCAAGACGGCGATTTCGCTGCAGGCGGCCCCAAATATGACGAAGCATTTGTAGTTACTTTTTCCCGTCTGCTGACGAAAGACGAAATTAAAAAAGGAAGCTTTTCCATGACGCTTGGTACAGGCTCCACTTATGCTGCTCCCTTCGCGTCCGGCTCCACTATAACCGATACAGGAGCGGCTACGAGTTATAACGTCAACTCCCCAGCTGGAGAATATGGTATTCTTAAAGATGCATCTAGTAATAGTGTCGGCCTATTATATTATCAAGCCGGCATAGCAATCCTATCCAGTTCCGTCCTCGGCCCTGTTCCCACGACACAGATGGACGCTGCCGGGCAATTCCACGGAGCACTAGCTACTGGATCTAACATAGACGCCCTAGGAAATGCATTCTTACATAGGGTCCAAAACATCCAATTCAACAATACAACAGAATTGAATTCTACAATTTATTTTTGCAGAGCAAATCATAACGAGTTCAATTATAGTTCAAATCCGACCTATTTAAGCGGAAGTAAAATTCTAGTAAAGAATAATGACAATCAAATGCCACCTAGGTCATATGCTACAACTGTTGGCCTGTACTCTGCAGATAACGAGTTGTTGGCGGTTGCAAAGCTTTCTGAGCCTCTTCGAAAGGATCCCACGAATGAGTTGACCTTGAGGGTCAGATTGGACTACTAAAATGTCTTTCAAAAGGTTTGATGGCCAAGACTTAATATACAGTACCTTGGTTGCCAAGCCGGCCTATAAATTTGTAATTCACAGTGGCTCTGTCTATAAGGAAGATGAAATTCTCTTAGACGGCAACTTTTCCAACAAAGTAAAACATATATCAAACGGCGAAATAAGTTTACATGAAATAAACATTAATCGCCCATCTGACTCATTGGCTTACTCCTTCATCGAAAAAGATACTACAAGGTACGCTAATCGAACAATAAGCACGTCACAATTTGACGACCAAGACCAGTTTGCACCAGGTGCCCACCTCACTCAAAGCTATCCAATGAAAGCTGGACTAAGCAGGATATTTGTAGACTCTGGCCCAGAATTTACTGATCAAACTTTTGAGAATATTGGCTCTACAATCCCTGCAGGCGCAAATAAGAAATATATTAGAGCACTTAAGAACGTGATAAACAGTCGCGACGCTTTCGGTCAGGTATTCGAATATGGCACCTTGGGCACCGCCAAAGTTAATCTGGTCTGTGCGCCAGGGATTTTTTATGGCTCAACAATAGACAAGGGCTCCGTTGAATTAAATTATTATATAACCGGCACATTGGTTGCTCAGCTTAAGGACTCTAACAAAGACGGAATTCTAATAGAAACAACCGGTCCAAACGTCGGCTCCACAGCGGGAATGGCGATATACGAGCAGGGTATAATGCTTCTGACTGGCTCTTGGGATCTTTCTGCTGGCTCATATACTGATCAGTTTTTCCAAGGATCGCTAGGTCCTCCGACTTGGTTATCTTTCGGTACTGGCCTCCCCGTCGTGGGCGAGACAATCAATCACACCAGTGTGGTTTCTTCTTCTTATGATATAAAGTTTAAAGGCACAAACAAGATTCCAACCTTGACCATGTTTGCTTTCGCGGAAAAAGGAAGGTATAACTTCTCTACAAACCCTAGTTTCTTTGTGCGAGATAGCAAACAATCATCATCCGGCAAAAGAAGCTACTCCGAGCCAAATAAGATAATTAAAAATATAACAAAATCTAATTTTGTGAATTTCGATGCACCGTTTCAGAGTACAACATATATTTCAAAAGTTGGGATATACGACGAGAACAAAAACCTCATAGCAGTGGCAACATTAGCAAACCCAGTGAAAAAGACATCTGATCGTGATTACATGATTAAGATGCGCCTAGACTTCTAGTGCCAAAATGAAAGTAGATGGCAAATACCAGCTTTTAGTTGTAAGAGCAAGATATTTAAAAACTACTTTAAAATTATCTAAAGACATTTTCCAACATGCCCACACTACCTTCATGGAAGCTCTTTCAAATAATCCGAATATTTTACCCGTCAAAAAATCATCCAGGCCGCGGCCCAATCCGGAGATACAAGAATCAGCCCCATTCGAGGCACCAGAAGATGAAGGGGAAACTGTAGAGGCAATAAAAGAAGAAAAAGATGAAAACTTAAAGCAAGTTTTTAAAAAGATAGCCGCAAAAGTTCACCCGGATAAAACACTAAACGATCCTTGGGAAGAGAAGAGTTATAAAGCATTACTTTTTGAAAAAGCAAGAATGTATTTAGAGGCCAACGACTATTGTGGTATAGTAGAGATCGCTGAAGAATTAGGAATAAAACCGCCATCGCCGACAAAGAAGCAAATTCAAATGATGAAAAAGACTAACCGCATCTTGGAAGATGAAATAGACACGATAGAAGAATCTCTGGTTTGGGGCTGGTATCATGCAGAAGGCGAAGAAAAAGAAACTTTAATGGAGAAATACATTGAACACCTCAGGAAAAACAATACTCGGCCTTGATATCTCAACGTCTATAACAGGCGCAACCATTCTGCAACATGGCAAAATAATCGAAAGCTTATTTTGGGACACTAGAAATAAACGATTGTTTCCTACCTTTTACGAAAAAGCTAAGTTTATAAAGAATAAATTGATAGAGATGGAAGACAGATATCCCATTGACAAAATTTATATAGAACAATCATTGCAATCTTTTAGATCTGGATTCTCTTCAGCCAAGACACTATCCACCCTTTCGAGATTCAACGGCGTGGTCTCTTGGATGTGTTACGAGTTGTTCGATATGCAGCCAGAGATGTTGGCCGCCACTTCGGCTCGCAAGCAGGCCGGCGTGGCCATCAAACGCGGCGAGAATGCTAAAGAAAAAGTTTTGCAGTTTATACTTGACAAATACCCCGATCTTGAGGTATTATATACAAAGCATGGTAATCCAAAACCTGGAACTTACGATATGTGCGATAGTATAATAATAGCCTTAGCGGGAGAAAACATTGTCAGAAAAGGCGGAAATCCTTAAAAAAGCCCTCGGCCGCAACTGGACTACCAGCGGCGAAATGCTTTTCCGTTGCCCAAAATGTGATCACGACAAGCTCAAAATGTCCGTAAACATTGAGAAAAACGCTTTTAAATGCTGGGTCTGCGGCTTCTCCGGAAATAAAATATCATATCTCATTGGCAAATTTGCACCAGAATATTATGGAGAGTGGTCAAATCTTGCAGACGAGGTCGACCTTTCAAAATATGAGTTCATTTTTGAAGAGCCGACAGAAGAGCCAGATCAGATTATCAAATTGCCAGAAGGATTCAAAACTCTTACCGGCAAGAAAACACCTGAGAAGCGAAAAGCATTGGAATATTTATATTCCCGCGACGTAACCGACATTGATATTCTAAAATGGAAAATCGGCTATTGTGATTTCGGCGAATACGAACACCGCATAATCATTCCCTCTTTTAACTGCAAAGGCCAACTGAACTACTTCATCGCGAGATCTTATTCCGGAGATTGGATGAAATATAAGAACCCAAGAGTTAATAAAAATATTATCTTTAACGATTTAAATATAGACTGGGATGACGACATTGTTATAGTCGAAGGTGCATTTGACGCGATAAGGCACAAGAATGCAATCCCCATACTTGGTTCCCTGCTTCGGGAGAGTCACAAACTCTTTCAGAAAATTTGCAGGAACAAAGATAAGGTGTTCTTGGCCCTGGACACAGATGCGAAAGGTAAAGAGATGGCCATCGCAAAGAAGTTTAAAGAATATGGGGTGGAATGTAAAAGTATTCCAATTGAGCCCTATTCAGATGCAGCCGAGATACCTAGACAAGAATTTGAACACCGAAAACTAAATGCTGACTTTATGACAGATTTAGACTATTTAAAATACAAACTTGATTTTTGAAGAGGACCCCCAACATGGACATAACCAAACGCAGACTAAAAGAGATTATCAAAGAAGAAATGGATCATCTCGCCGCAACAGGAGACTTGACCGCGCTCACTGAATCGGAAAAACAAGCATTCGCTATCATTCTTGAAAAGCTCACCCCCGGCCAGCTCTCCGAATTCGGCCTTAAAAAAACTTCTTGACAAAGCTCTCCTAATATTATATAATATATAAAATAGCATTGGAGAATAAATGAGATTTGCTCATATTGCTGATACCCATATCAGGAATCTAAAATATCACTTTGAATACAGAGAAGTATTCCAACAACTTTATAAATCACTAAAAGAAGAAAAAGTAGATTATATCATTCACTGCGGGGATATCGCCCACACTAAAACGCAGATATCACCAGAATTTGTAGATCTTTGTAGAGAGTTCTTTGTAAGCCTCTCTTCTATCGCGCCAACTTATATTATTTTGGGCAATCATGACGGAAATTTAAGGAACAGTAGCCGCCAAGACGCTTTGTCGCCGATAGTGAAAGCCATAAATTCCACCAGTTTAACCCTAATTAGGAATGCAGGCGAAGTAAAACTTAAAGAAAACTTCTGCCTGAACGTACTTTCTGTCTTCGACGAGGACAACTGGATAGCACCAACAAACAAAGAGGCAATAAACATTGCCCTATATCATGGAGCTATCGATAAATCGAAGACTGATAGTAACTGGACACTAGGAGGTGATCATGATATTAGCATCTTTAATGATTTTGACTTTGGTTTTCTTGGCGACATACACAAAACCCAGAAGCTAGACAGCAGCGGCCGCATTTGGTATCCTGGCTCAACAATCCAGCAGAACTTCGGTGAGTCACTAGACAAAGGATATTTACTATGGGATATTCAAAGTAAAGAAGACTTTACTAACAGACTTATAACTTTTACTAACCCTAAACCCTTTATAACACTCGAGCTTACTAAGGCAGGCAACCTTCCTCGCAAAAAGCCGCCCCAAGGCGCGCGCCTCAGAATTGTTTCAAGTGAAAATGTTACTTTAGATAAAGTAAGAAAAGCTGTGGACATTGTCAAGTATAGAGACAATCCAGAATCGGTGACATATCTAAACAGAGCCGCTGGCAAACAAATAGCAGTTCAAGCACCAGAGGGGATAAATCAAGAAGACCTTAGAGATCTTAAGACCCAAGAAAAGCTCATGGCAAAGTACCTTGAAGAGTTTGAAGTTTCTGAGGATGTCTTAGAGAAAGTATACGATCTAAACAAGAGATATAACACACAGGTTGAAGAAGAAGAAGACGTGATGAGAAACGTGCACTGGTCTTTGCAATCTTTGGAATGGGATAACTTATTCAATTATGGCGACGGCAATGTTATTGACTTTACAAAACTCGAAGGCATAGTTGGAATATTTGGAAAGAATTACTCAGGCAAGTCATCCATTGTCGATACTCTTTTATATTCTTTATATAATTCTACTTCAAAATCAATAAGAAAAAATCTTAATATCATTAACCAGAACCGCCCAAGTTGCATGGCCAAGGCAGTAATCATGGTTAACGATACAGAGTACTCTATAGAAAGGACGTCAGAGAAGTACACTAAGCGTTTAAAGGGCGTTGAGACCAAGGAGGCTACCACTGACCTGGAATTCTATAAACAGGGCTTAGACGGCAACGTTGTGGGCTTAAACGGGACGTCTAGACAGGACACTGATAAGAATGTTAGGAAATACTTTGGAACACTTCAAGACTTCCTAGCGACTTCAATGGCTAGTCAATTAGATTCTCTGTCTTTCATCAATGAAGGTTCGACCAAAAGAAAAGAATTTTTAGCTAAGTTTTTGGATTTGGAAATATTTGATAAGAAATTTAAAATTGCCAAAGAAGAATCCGCAGTGACCAAAGCGGCTTTAAGGCGCCTCGAAGGTATCGACTTTGAGGTTGAGATAGGTAATATTGAAAAAGAGATAACCACTAGCGAATTAAGCATTGAATCAAACAAGGCAGCATGTGTTTCACTAAGAAGTGATATCGCAGAAGAGAGAGAAGTCCTAAGTGAACTGGAAACAAAAATAGAATCAGTACCAGCAGAAATTATTGACCCAGTCATGACTACCGCAAGAATAGAACAAAAGAAAGAAAACATTCTCAGAGAAACTTCAACCAAAACAGAGTCGATTAAAGAATTAGCGGAGAGTGAAAAGAGATTCGAAAAAATAGCTTCCTTTCTGTCCGACTTTGATATATCTTCCTATCAACAAAAGAAGATTCTTATAGATGAAAAGAAAGATCATTTAACATCCTTATTCAAAATCATAGAGAACGAATCAGAAGAAACCTCACGAAACCGCCGTAAGCAGAGTCTGCTTTCGGAAGTACCTTGTGGTTCGAGCTTCCCTACTTGTAAGTTTATTAAAGACGCCCACGCGGCAACAAATTTAATTCAAATTTCTGATTCTAATATTTCCTCGTGTTCTCGCGAGGTTAACGAAACCGGCGCGCTGATAAGAGACCTCGAACCGCAAAAGGTAGAGGATCATATACAAAAATATAATGTTCTCGTTGACAAAAGAAACACTCTTGCAACTTCGATAGTAACTAATAAACTTAGAATTGAAAAAGCAGAAAGCAATTTATTCAAGGAGCAAGTCGAGCTTGAACAGTTGCAAAATAAAAGTTTAGAATATGAACAAAATAAAGAAGCAATAGAAAATCTCAAAGAGCTGCTGGGTGCATGTCAGGAGAAGAGAAGGAAAATTATAAAAATAGATAAGAAAATAGAGGAATGCCAAGCAAGGGTAATGCAGTTGCATAAAAACCATGGTTCGCTAGAGCAGAAGCTCACCTATATTAAAGAACAAAAAGATGAATATGAAAACCTCCAAAGTGACTTCGCCGCATACCATTTACTGATGACTTGTTGTCATCCTAATGGTGTTTCTTACGACATTATTAAGAGAAGGCTTCCCTATATCAACCAAGAAATCGCCAAAATATTGACGAATATTGTTGAATTTGAAGTTTTTATTACTAACAACGAAGACAAACTAGATATTTTTATCAAACACGCCAAGCATGATCCGCGTCCCCTAGAGATGGGATCTGGAGCAGAGAAGACCATCGCGTCGATGGCAATAAGATTAGCATTTCTAACTGTATCCAGTTTACCAAAGTCTGATCTATTTATACTGGATGAGCCAGGCACAGCTTTAGACGAAGAAAATATGGAAGGGTTTGTAAGAATACTGGATATGATAAAAGGATATTTCAAGACAGTTCTTCTTATCTCTCATCTAGACAATCTTAAGGACTGTGTCGATATGCAAATTAATATTGAAAGAAAAGACGGCTACGCGCACGTCAACATATAGGAGGATTTCATGGTGGCAGAATTAAAAGCATTCGCAGACAAATATACAGAGAAGTTTATATCTAGGAAGTTTCTTGCATGGGTAACAGCAACAGCTTTGTGTGCTTACGGTACGGTAACCAGCGATAATTGGACAGCAATTACACTTGCTTACATTGGGACACAAGCCTTGGTCGACATGGCCGTACAGTGGAAGCACGGCCCTAACTCAGAATGACTTGGCTGCTCTTTAAGAAATCGATGTCGCAAGCTTGGTCTTGGCTCAGGACGCATTGGCAAATTCCATTTTTAATAGCTTGGAGTATCCTGATTTGGATCTTGGCCAGACGTAACACTGAAGCTATAATGGAAGTAATTGAAGCCAAGAAAGAATCTCACGAAAGGCAAGTAGAAGTCCTCAAAAGCTCTCATAGAGATGAGCTTTTAAAAATGGGAAATCTCATAAAAGAATATGAAAGCTCATTGTCTCGTGTGGAAGATGAATTCAGGAAGAAAGAAAAAAAGCTTTCAGAGGCTCAAAAAAATGAAATCAAGAAGGTGGTGATCAAATCAAAAGGAAACACCGATGAAATTAAGAAAAGAATTGAAGAAGAGTTTGGTATTAAGTTTGTGTAATAGATTTTTTATTTGTTTGTTGATACTTGCTTTCCCCATGCCTTCGAAGGCAGAACTCATTATTGGGGGGGAACCTATCCCACCCGGCACCGCAGCCTATGTAGATGATGTAGCTTTACTCGAAGATATAGGCCTGCCAGGTCCAGGTGTATTTTGTTATGACCACCGCGCAAATGCCATTCTTATTACTGCAGCTGCTCGAGCTGATGCGCGCTGTGAATTACAGATGAAGTATGAAACAGAAAAGCAAAAAATAAAATATGAGTTTAGAATAGAAAAATTGAATATAAGGATAGAGAGCTTAACAAACCAACACAAAGAAATTACCAGTATCAAAGATAAGGAAATTGATAGACTTAGTGCTGCAGCTTTAAAGAGACCCAACGATTACACCGCTTGGTGGGCCTGTGGTGGGTTTTTAGTTGGCGTTGTCAGTTCTGCATTACTCTTTTCAGTGATAAAATAAATTATGAAGAAAGATTATAACAAAATAGCAAAATATGAAAAGGCGATTAAAGACAAATATGGCCAAGAAGCTATCGAGAACCCTAAAAATAGTTGGAGCAAAGAAAAAGAAAATATCTATTTGCGAGACTTAAAAGCTTTTTACAGCCCGAACAAGAAGGTCAAGAAGATAACATCAGAGCCCGGCTTTGAGATTATCGAAAAAACTACCACTAAAGATTGTACAAGAGAGTGCCCTGTTTGCGATTCTTATTCAATGAAAGCCGCGGATGATCTGTACATGCTTAAGTTCGAATGTTGCTTTGATTGTTACATCCAATACGTCGAAGGTAGAGAAGAAAGATGGAAAACGGGTTGGAGACCAAAAGAGTAACTATTTATATTATAAACTATTTACAGCAGAGGTTTTACACATGGCTACAACTTTAGAAATTGTTAACTGCATCTCACAGGTGCTGGCAAACACATACGATGGCGCGCTCGACGAAAAGGGTGAGCCAATTAAAATAGGTCTTCGCAGAGAAGACGGCGACCCACTAATCGATAAGAGGGTGATGGATGGCTTCGGTGCTCACGTATCTGGCGACCGTCTTCATATAAAATATCATGCAGAAATTCCGCTAAAAGAAGTCCACAGTAATGGCTTCGAGGGTGAAATGGAATCCATGGTCGAGAAAGTAAAATCTTTTCTTCAAAAAGAATATAAGAAGATCAAGAAATTTGCCCTTGCCTTATCTGAGCCTAGCGAGGTTGATGTTCTAGTAGAATATGTTTCTCGCATTCGCTGCAGCGTGAAGGTTCACAAGTGCTATAAGATTGGCGGCACAGACGCAGAAGCAAATGACTCTTACACTGACGGAAGAGAAATCGAGCCTGAATTCAAGAAGATGATGGCTCTTGGTGGCTTAAAGAAGTAGTTAAATATGGCATTCTCTCTTTCCAAGAAAGAAATAATGAAAGAGATAGTCAAGTGTGGAAAAACTCCTGATTATTTCATCAATACTTACGCGAAGATAACGCACCCCCAAAAGGGATTAATACCTTTCCACCTCTACGACTTCCAAAGAGATCTACTTAAAGATTTCGAAGATTACAGATTTAATGTAATTCTAAAAGCTAGGCAGTTAGGTATTTCTACTATATCGGCCGCCTACGTGGCTTGGCTCATGCTTTTCCATCGTGAGAAGAACGTTCTAGTCATTGCAACTAAGTTCAGTACTGCCGCGAATCTAGTAAAGAAAGTAAAAGCAATTATAAAAAACCTTCCACAATGGCTGAGAATTTCAGAAGTTGATATTGATAACAGGACTAGTTTTGTTTTATCAAACGGATCCCAGATAAAAGCTAGTTCAACATCGGGCGACGCAGGTCGTTCTGAAGCATTGTCTTTGTTAGTCATTGACGAGGCCGCACATGTCGAGGGTCTTGAAGAATTGTGGATGGGTCTATATCCTACCTTGTCGACCGGTGGCCGATGCATTGCACTTTCCACACCAAACGGTGTCGGCAACTGGTTTCACAAAGTATACTCAGAGGCTGAAAGTGAAACCAATGACTTCAAGCCTACTGTATTGCCATGGCAAAAGCATCCTGACCGCGACCAGGCATGGTTCGAGAAAGAAACAAGAAACATGTCTCGCAGAGAAATTGCTCAAGAGCTTGAATGCAATTTTAATATGTCTGGGGAAACAGTGTTTTCTTCCGAGGATTTGGAAAAGCATTTAAGCACATGTAGAGAACCAAAATATAAAACAGGATTCGATCGTAATTTGTGGATTTGGGAAAACTATACAGCAGGCCAAGATTATTTTATTTCTGCAGACGTCGCCAGGGGTGATGGTAAGGACTTTTCCACCGCATTAGTATTCAAAACAAACACTATGGAAGTTGTAGCAGAGTACAGGGGAAAAATAACACCTGATCTTTTCTCTAAAATTTTATATGATATTGGGTTAGAATATGGTAGTGCACTTTTAGTAGTGGAGAATAATACAGTTGGGTTCGCAGTTTTGGACAAATTAAGAGAAGCAGCATACCCGAATCTTTATTATTCTGTGAAGTCAACTCATGAGTTCGTCGACGAATATCAAGCAGAGAACATGAATAACGCGATCGCAGGGTTCTCAACGACCTCCAAAACAAGGCCTTTGATTATAGCAAAGATGGAAGAATTTGTAAGAAACAGCCTAATTAAGATATATTCAACTAGACTTATAGCTGAAATGAAGACATTTGTTTGGAATCATGGCCGCCCAGCTGCAATGAGGTCATATAACGATGATCTTATTATGGCATGTGCAGTCGGCTGTTGGGTCAGGGATACTGCTCTCTCTGCGAACCAAAGAGAGCTTGAATACGATAAAGCATTTCTTGGGGCGATAACTAGAACAGGAAATCAATTAGACACCAGAATTGGTGGTATGTTAGGTCAAAAAGACATGAAACTTCATGACGAGGCCAGAGAGCACAGGAGCAACCTAGAACAATTTCCCTGGCTTTTTAAAGGATAAAAAATGGCTAAAAAATTAAAGAACAATCCAAGAAACCCACAAAGTCTTTTATTTCGAAGACTAACCCGACTGCTATCAGGCCCTCTAGTCAATTACAGAACGCAGACCAACCACCGCTTAAAGCGAATGGATATAGACAAGTACGCTTCAAAGTTTACTTCTGCTAGCGGCCGCGACTTTAAAAAAACAGCATATAGTCCATACGATAACCTACAAGCGCAAGCCATGGCCAGTCAAGCAAGGACAGAGCGATATGTGGACTTCGATCAAATGGAGTATACTCCGGAGATTGCCTCTGCTTTGGATATCTATTCTGACGAAATGACGACTCACAGCGGCCTGCAGAAAGTCTTGAGCGTTAAGAGTGACAATGAAGAGATTAAAACAATCCTAGAATCACTTTATTACGACATTCTTAATGTAGAGTACAATCTCTTCTCCTGGTGCCGAGCAATGTGTAAGTACGGAGATTTCTTTCTATATCTCGATTTAGACGAAAAGGTCGGCATTACGAGCGTCATTGGTCTACCCACATCAGAAGTTGAAAGGCTCGAAGGTGAAGACAAGGGAAATCCAGATTATATACAATATCAGTGGAACACTGCCGGCCTAACTTTTGAAAACTGGCAAATAGGTCACTTTAGAGTCCTAGGAAATGATAAGTATAACCCATATGGCACATCAGTATTGGAGCCTTCACGACGAATTTGGCGACAACTAACCTTGCTAGAAGACGCAATGATGGCCTATCGTATTGTCAGATCTCCCGAAAGGCGCGCCTTTTATATAGATGTCGGGTCAATCCCACCGCAAGATATCGAACAGTATATGCAGAAGGCGATGACACAGATGAAGCGAAACCAAGTTGTTGATCCTGACACCGGCCGTGTCGACCTTCGTTATAACCCGCTTTCAATTGAAGAAGATTATTTTATCCCTGTCCGCGGCGGCCAAAGCGGAACAAAGATAGAATCGATTCAAGGTGGTAAATATACAGGTGACATCGACGACGTTAAATATTTAAGAGATAAGCTATTTTCAGCATTGAAGATACCAGCTTCTTATCTCTCTTCTGATTCAGACAAAGCCGCAGAAGATAAGACGACTCTTGCTCAAAAGGATATTAGGTTTGCAAGGACTGTTCAAAGGCTTCAGAGATCTATTATAACAGAACTTGAGAAGATCGGCACAATTCACCTTTACACAATCGGATATAGAGAAGAAGACCTGGTTAGCTTTAAGCTATCCCTCAACAATCCTTCAAAGATTGCCGAGATGCAAGAACTTGAGCACTGGAAGACAAAGTTTGACATTGCCTCCTCGGCCACCGAAGGCTTCTTTTCTAAGCAGTGGCTAGCCAAAAAGCTATTTGGTATGTCAGACGAAGAATTTATCCGAAACCGAAGAGAAATGTTTTATGACCGTCGCTTTGAAGCCGCGCTTGAGACTGCAGCCGAAGCTGAACAGGCCGCTGCCACGGCACCCGGCGGCGAACTCGGTGGGGATATGGGAGAGGAAGGTGGTACAGGTATGGCAGGGATGGAACCTGAACTTGGGGCCCCCACAGGGGAAGGTGACTTAGGCGGAGATCTAGGTGGAATGGAACCTGAAGGCGCCGGCGCCCCAGAGGGGCCTGAAGAGGGCGACCTTCTCGCAGCACCACCTGGCAAAAGGGACGATGGTATTGGAAAACAAACAAACCGAAAAGGTCACACGACTACCTCAAAATCTCATGGCTGGTACGAGCCCCGAGGTTTATCTTTAGCCGGCGACAGAAGAAAATCATCCGGTCCCCGCAAAAAGAATATGAACAGGGCGGCATCCCCGGAGGTGGGAACACGCAGAAAAACACTACCAGGATCGCAGGAGTTAACAAGTCTTGCAAGAGGGACTGGTGTTTATGAGAGTAAACTAACTATTTATTCTAAAGAAGAAGAAAAAAAGCTTTTAAAAGATCAGGAAGAGTTGAAAGTTTTGTTTGAGGATTTAAATTTAAAATCGAGGAAAAATAAAGATGAGACTGAAACATAACAAGAAGAGAAATACTGCGTTTGTATATGAGGCACTCGTTAGGGAATTGACGAAATCGATTGTAAAGAAGAATAAAAATAAACAAAAAAGAATTGTTTTAATTATGAAAGAACACTTTGCAAAAGGCACTGAGTTAAATAAAGAACTTGATCTCTATAAAAGCGTATATGAAACAAGAGCAATTGAGAAGCGACTAGCAGAAAAGATTATTGTAGAAGCGAAAGAAAAATACCTAGGCTTAAATAAAAAGGTAATATTCCAAGAGCAATCTTCGCTGATTAACAAAATAAATAAAACCTTGTCAAAAACTTTGTTTACTAATTTTGTGCCAAACTATAAAAATCTAGCAACGGTATACTCAATCTTCCAAGCCGCGCTGCCAATAAAGGATAGGGTATTACTAGAAGAGAGCATTGTTATCCAGATGTCAGAATCTTGCAAAACACAAGAAACACAGGCCCCCGTCGACAACTTGGTATATAAAACTTTTGTAGAAAAATTCAATGAAGAATATTCAAATGGCCTAAAAGAAAGTCAAAAGATTCTTTTAGAAAAATATATTTCCTCTTTTTCCGACAGTGGTTTGGAATTTAAGTACTATCTAAATGAGGAGGTCGGTTCGTTGAAAGACCAGCTTCTTGAGTGCAAGAAAGACGCGGACATTAGCGAAGACGCTAGTTTAAAAGAGAAGATAGATAAAGTATATTCCATATTGGAGTCTTACCACGAGAGGGAATTAGACACTGATATGATTGAAGTTGTCTTAAAAACACAAGATTTAATAGAAGAGATAAAACAAGATGCCACTATCAGTTGAAATAGAGAAGTCCCCAAGAATAAGCCTCAAGGCGCGCCGTACTCTAGATGGCAGTGTCATGATATTCGATCATGAAGATATTGATATTGTCCTTTCCGGCGACGGCACAAAATGTATTTCTTTTCCTAAGCACAAGTTGAGTGATAAAGTATACCAAGCCCAAGACAGAATGTTCGAATACCTCATTAAGCGAGGCATAATCGAAAATGCATCAGTCCGAGGCGGCAACGTGCACGGCTCTCTCGAAGGTAAAATTTCAGAGTCAAAAATTCCAGGAGTCGACGCACTCCAAGCATGCTTATATATATTGAGCGAATATCTAAACCAAGAGCGCCCATATTTTAAGAGCGCAGCAGAGTTTGAAGATGATCGTCTAGACTATCTGCTTAATCCTAGCGACGAGAACTCAACAGAGCTAGGCGATGTCGCACAGTCAAACAGAAAGGGTTCTATGCATCCTGGCATCCGGCCATTTGGCTTTCAATACAACTATTCCCTTATCCGAGAGAACGCAAAAAAGAAAGAAGAGGAAGGATGAGCCTGCTTTATTTTTCTCTCTCTTGCGCCGGCCTGACCCAAATACTAGTATACGGAAAGATTCTAGACAAAATCCGCCCCACCAAAGGCTGGATGGGAGATCTTTTATCTTGCACTATGTGTACTGGCTTTTGGTCAGGCATTTTTTTGTGGTCCCTAAACGATTATACAAAACTATTTACTTTTGACAATTCACCAGTAACTGCTTTGTTATTAGGTTTTCTGGGTTCGTTAATAAGTTATATTTTTGATGTAGTTTTTGATGATAACGGTATAAAAGTTAACTAAAAGGGAAGCCAAAAGAGGCTTTAGGAGATATAAATGAAATCTTTTGCCACAATAAGATGGTATATTAGACCCGTTGCTAACTGTTGCAAGGGAGCTTAGCTGAAGCGGTTGACCACCGCAAAGAGGAAAATTATGAAACTTATAAGAGAATATTTTGAACTCTGTGAAGGAGGGATATGCCAAGACCTTCTGACAGAAGCCGAAAAGAAATATGTTTCCGACGGCGGGCTCATACTCTCAGGCCTCATGCAAATGGCGGAGACAAAGAATGGCAACGGCCGTATTTACCCACAGGCTATCCTCGAGAGAGAAATTAAGAGTTATAGGCGCCTTGTCGAAGGTCATAGGGCCCTTGGCGAACTTGATCATCCGGATTCTTCGGTCATCAATCTGGTGAGCGTATCCCACATGGTGACTTCGGTCTGGATGGAAGGCAAGAAGTGTATGGGGAAAATAAAAGTATTAGACACCCCTGCAGGCAAAACGCTAAGAGCGCTAGTTGAATCCGGCGCCCAACTAGGTATTTCGTCCAGAGGTATGGGTTCGGTAAAGGAGAGTAACGGAACAACGATGGTGGAAGATGATTTTCAGCTAATATGTTTTGATATTGTTTCAGAACCATCTACACCTGGTGCTTTCATGATGACAGAAGCAAAAGATAAGACAAACGTTTATAATCGAGCTGATAGGATTAATAGATCGTTAAGTAACATTTTATATAAGTTTGAGAATTAAGTGAAGAAATCAGAATTAAAAGCGATGATAAAAGAGTGTGTCAAAGAGGCATTATTTGAAGAAGGCATACTTTCGGAGATTATAGCCGAAGTTGCATTTGGAATCACCAAGGCGCAGAATTTGATTGCGGAAGCTAAAGAACCAGAGAAATTAGAGAAAGCTAGCAATAAGATCAGCGTCCCTCTTTTGAAAGAAAAAGAGGAGAACCATCGTAAAAGGCTTCTTGAAACAAAAAGAAAGATGCTTGATGCGATAGGGGGAGGCAAGATGAAGAATGTTTTTGAAGGTACTAAGCCTTTAAGTACCAGCGGTTCTCCGGGTTCAACCGACGCCGGCTCTAGTCCTCTTTCAGGAGTCGACCCGTCGGATTCGGGAGTAGATATAAGTAATTTGTTTAATTTAGCAGGTGACAAGTGGAAAGCACTAAAGTAAAGGATTTATAATGGGAAGAAGAACACCAGTCCATGTTGACGTTTATGTCAGGGATCAGGACCAAACCGAGAAAATGATTAAGAAATTCTCGAAAAAAGTAAAGAAGTCGGGAATTCTAGAAGAAGTTCGAGACCGAAGATACTTTACAAAAAAATCAACTAAAAGAAGAATGAAAAAATTAGAGCGACTAAGACTAATTAAGATAGCGAATGCAAAACAAAAGGCACGCTATGAAAACGAATATAAGTAACGGAGATTTTAGAAATGGCAGGTTCAGGGTTTAATCACATACCAAACGCCGGTGAAGGAAGAAAACATCAAAGTTGGGGAAGAACAAGACAACCGAAGAATGTTACTGGAACGCAAAACGGTTCTATCATTGTAGACACAGAATATAACACAGAAAACCAAAGGTATCTCTTGGTATACACCTCCGCGGCCGTTGAAGCCGGCGCTATTGTAGTTTGGAGTCACGCCATACAAAACTGGTTAACATTAAATACGGCCGACACAGTTGCCAACCAGCTGCATATATACGATCTCGGAGGTTCCGATAAAGTTAAATGTACTGATCTCAATGCCGGCGTTGTAAAAATGGCAACTAGCACCTTCTAAACCACCTCAAAATTTTTTCCTTCCCTTTAAACACTCCACAACTATTTACTTAGAGAAACTATTCACACTCGTCTATCTGTGTATCATTTTAGGAGTTTTAAAACAATGTCAAGTTTACTAGAGAGAGCAATTATCGATGCTACCGCACTAAAAGAGGCAGCACTTAAGAATGCTGAAAACCTTGTGATTGAGAAATACTCGAAAGAAGTGAAGGATGCAGTAGCTACTCTTTTGGAAGCCGAGGGCGATGAAGACCTTCTAGGCGACTTTGGAGGAGAAGAGGAACTAGAAGGTTTTGACTCCCCTGAGCTAGACGCAATTGACCCCATGGGAGCAGATCCTATGGAAGACACAGCAGAAGAAGAAGCCGCTCAAGAGTTCGCAGACAGTACGTTAGGAGAAATTCCAGATGCTTTCGACCCCGACCTTGGCGATCCAGACGACGAAATAATTAATATTAAACTTGATTCCTTACGCGCAGAACTGCCCGATGAGGAAACCGGCGTCTTCGGTGGAGATGACGAGCTGACTGACGATGAGCTTGGCATTGATATTATTGACGACGAAATTGAAGATGATGAAGAAATTGATCTAGATTTGGATTTAGATACCGATTTCGAAGCACCAGTTGATACAACCCCTGACTTTGACGCTGAACCTGCATCTATAACACCAGAAATGGTAGCAGAAGTCCTCAGCGAGATGAATTTGGAAGATGAAGACATCGACCTTGAAGAAGTCATGGAGGCCGTTAGGGTAGATTTCGAGCCCCAAAAGAGCGGCTGGGCGGGCACTCCTGAGTCTGTCATGAAAGAGTATGAGCAGATGCTCCTTGCTCGCGAACAAGATACAAAGATTAAAGAAGAAAATGAAGAATTGCGGAAAACAGTAGCAAGTCTTCAGAAAGAAAGTAAGATTCTGACTTCTGCAGCCGAAAAATTACAGGCGCAGAACAAGAAATATGTTACAACGTTAGAAACTTTGCAAGAAAAGTTGGAAACCACAAATGTCTCCAACGCGAAGCTGTTGTATATTAACCGCGCTTTAGAGAATGCCTCCCTGAATGAGCGACAAAAGCAAAAAATTGTTGAATCCATTTCCAAAGCCGAAACCGTACAAGAAGCAAAGATAGTGTTTGATACACTTTGCGAGACTGTTACTTCTTCCCCTGCAGAGAAGAGAGTAAATAGCCTCAGTGAAGCTGTCTCAAGGCGATCAACGTTACTTGTCGCCGCTCGTGAAGAGCAAAAAGATAGGGCAGCTAACCCTGCATTCGATAGATTGCAAAAATTAGCAGGAATAGTTAAATAACAATATTTTTGGAGGTATAATACAATGTCTGTATTACAAAAACTAACTGAAGGTGTTGTCTCTCGTGACGTCCGTAAGGAAGGTGCAGCTCTTCTCACTAAGTGGGAAGCTACTGGTCTTCTGGAAGGTCTTAACAATGGACAAGCCAAACAAAGTATGGCCGTTCTCCTTGAGAACCAGGCTAAGGAGCTTCTTCGTGAGGCTTCATCTATGGCAGCTGGCGACGTCGAAGGCTTCGCAGCAGTTGCATTCCCAATTGTCCGCCGTGTATTCGGTGGATTGATTGCAAATGATCTTGTCTCGGTTCAGCCGATGAGCTTGCCATCTGGCCTCATCTTCTTCCTTGACTTTACGCATGAAAATGGTGTGCTCGGCGCCACAACCGCCGGCTCCGTTTACGGTGGAACTAGAGCAAACGGCGAGCCGGTCGTTGGTCGACAGATTACTGGCGGTGTGCACTTGAATTCAAGAGCCGGCGCCGGCGGCCACTACGAGTTGGGCCATGGTGCCACTTCTCCAACTGGATCGGTTGTTAAGCAGATGGACAACGCTGTCATCGGCGCCCTGGGCGCGAATGGTTCTAAAGCTATTTCAGCACTAACTGAAGCAGAAAAGAAGATTTTGCGTTATGATCCAGACCTACTTGCAGCAACAAGCGAGTTTGTTCTTGTAGTCAAGGGTGACAATACAGCGGTCACAGA